TTGTTGAAAAAATTAAAAATGAAAATCTGAATAGAGATATTATATATTCTCATATAATTAATAATGATTTTAACTTCGATCAAGAAACTCTGAATAAGTGTGGTTATAATTTTATTAGAAGTATAGAATATTTAATCGAATTAATTAATGAAAAAGATAATTTATTTCTATGTTGTAATAGAGATAATAAATTTTATACTAATCATTATCTTATAGATAATCTTTCAGATATTATATATAATGAGGAATATCAAAAAGCTTTAAAACTAGAAAATATAGAGCCAAATCTAAATCAATGGACTAAATTTTTATACAGAAATTAGTATGTTTTACGTGTCCCAGAAGCTGTAAGACTCGTACTCAGTCTAGGACATGGAACAGCAGGAGATTTTAAACCAGAAGAATAAATAAAATAGATTATGACAAAAATATTATTAATACCAGCGCATCATAAAACTACTCCAGGAAAAAGAAGTCCTGATGGGATTTTACGAGAGTATTCTTATTCTCGAGAAATTATTAGTGAGATGATAGAAAGATTGGGAGGCTTAGGATATGAAGCTATTAATCCTATACCTGAAACAGAAAAAGAATTATCTCTTAGTGAACAATGTAGAATAATTAATAAAATCTACGATGAATGTTCTGGGGATTGCTTCTGTATTTCGCCTCACTTAAATGCAGCAGGAAATGGTTCTGAATGGATGAATGCTAAAGGATGGAGTGCGTTTATTTATAGAGGAGCTGGACAGAAAACAAAAGAACTTGCTGGATGTTTAACGAAAGCGGCTGAAAAAGAAGGGATTAGAGTGCGTTATGAGTATCCTGGAGTTCCTTATTGGACTAGTGGATTTTATATTTGTAAGAACACTAAACCAAGTACAGTTTTGACAGAAAATCTCTTCCAAGATAACCACGAAGATGTAGATTTCTTATTATCGCCTGAAGGAAAAGAAGCAATAGTTAATCTTCATGTCCAAGGAATTTTAGATTATATAAGTAAAATAAAAGAATAATGAAATTATATAGTAAAACAGATTACCTCGAGTATAAAACAAATCCACAGCCAGGAGATTGTCTAGGAAAAATTTTATCTGAATGTTTTGAAAATTTCCAGGATGGTATTGTTAGAACTTCGATCCTTGATAATATTCTTTCCTATAAGCTTTCATTATCGGCCGGAGATTCTGACTATCAAGCATGTTCTGTAGTGTTATCTGAGAATTTCGAAAACATAACTTACACATGGATAGCTGAACAATTCGGATATACTCTCATCTCAAATCCTAGAAAAATCACAACGCCTGGAACACTTCTTGGATTTGAACTAGATATTGCTCATGGAAATTTACTGCCTGAAGAGAGTTACACAGGAGAATATTTAAGTTGTGCCTATGAAGTTTTAAGACGTAGGTTAATTATGAACTCTATAGGTTGGGGTTGTACAGTGAGCAAAGAATTAGAGGATGCTAAGGAATGTATGGAAAAGCGAATGAAAGTTTTTGAGAGATATTTTAGTGGGAATATTAAGTTTCCAGTATTTTCTCAACCTTTTATGAACTCTTCTTGGGATCCTGACTTCTATGGATTTTGTTATGGAGATGGAACTTACGGCGAATGGAACTACTCTTGGGCCGGCTTTATCGGGAGAGAATATCATGATTGGACAAGAGAAGATCAGATTTATTTCTCATGTCTCTACGAAGCCACTGATCAATATTTGGAACATCATTTAAATATGCTCCCGACAATGACCCGGCCCGAACTTTTATACTTCGCCGATCTTAGTCTTTATTGTGGATGTTCTGGAATATGGGCATTTATGAATAGAGATATTTCTGGAGATGAAAAGAACTCCGAATTAAATAAACTTTACACCAGATTAACAGCTCTAGGAAAAATTGAAGGAGCTGGAATGGAAGTATATAAAGAAATGGCAGAATCTTTAGGAAAACATGCTGCCAATTATTATGACCTAGATGAGATACAGGAAATAATAGGTTATAGAATTTATTTGTAATAATTTAAAAACGTTTTTGATTATGATTAATGATGCATTATTAAGTGGATCTGCCGCAGATGGTGGACCCCAAGCTGGTCTTCCTGTTACGGAAGTAGTTAAAAGTCTTGATATTAAGAAGGATGCTACTATTCCTCAACCTCTTCCGACTGATGAAGAGATTAATATCAAGGAATCAGAAAGTATTAAATTTGTAGTTGGTGAGTCTCTTGAAATGAAAATCGGGGAAGTTAAGTTTTTAGAACTTCGTCAGGAGCCATTTATTTCAAATCTCCCTTATGTAACTTATGAATCTAGTAATCTTAGGGTAGCTAGATTTATTGAAGATGGAGTTATTCTTGCTTGTTGTCCTGGAACAGTTAAAGTAACTGCAACAACTAGTGAAGATGTTAATAATCCACTAGTAGCTACTCTTACAATTACAGTAGTTGATCCTAATGCTCCTAAAGCAAGAAAGGGAAAAAAGTAAAGTAGAACGTTATAACCAAGCAGGAGGACTTATAAATCTTCTTGTTTGGTTTTTGATTTTTGTAGAATAGATGGCAAAAAAGAAAGAAAATAATATAAATCACTTAGAGACATTTTACTTCTCAGATATTCCAACTCAACCTTATCCGGTGTATTCAATATCAGAATCTGGAAACTTATACTCTCTGAAAAATATAGTATATCCAGGAAAATCAGCTAAAAAATTTACTCGTGCAAAACAATTAAAATGGAGATCTCAACAAGCTAGATTAGTAGATTTCTTAATAAACATAGATTATTTTTATCCATTAACTGTTTATAGGGAATTTCTAGTACCTATTCAAAATTCTCTTAGACTTCCTGGCATTTCTGGAGGTTTTTTCTTATTGGATTTTTATTTTTATGAATTATCCTTAGCATTAGAGTTGGATTCTGACTATCATAATCTAGACGCCGATAACCTTAGGGACGAATACTTGGAACAGCTTGGAATAGAAGTCTTCAGAATATATAACTTAGAGAAAATTACAACACAGAAGGGTAAGTTTAAAGAATTTATAGCTCTTCTCAAATCTAAAGTTCCTGTTCAAAATCCACGTCCCTTTGATTTCCTCGGCGACTTAAGAAAAAGAGAACAGGGAGGAGATAGTTCAGGGTTATGGAAAATCGATTAAACGCTTCCTAGTACCCTCGAGAATCTTATTATTGATAGTATATAATAAAATAGAAACTTTATTAAATTAACAGATCATGAAAATTCAAAGAGGAGTAAACCCAGAAAGTAGAATGATACAAATTACAGTTACTACACCATTATTAGCTGAATATTATAACAATTTTAGTGGTATGATTCGGAATAATAGTAGTAGTATTTCTGAGGGGGTTAATGTTGAAAGAGTAAACACCGATTCAGCTATGGTATCTTTTCCACTTCCATCAGATTCTCAAATGATAAATCATGGAGATAAAGCATTAGTTTCTATGCCTCCAGAGGTTGTAGATAAATTAAATGATGTAATAAATAAGTTTGTTAATTGTGGACTTCGGAAAACATTAAAAACAGTAGAATTCCTTCCACTTAACAACTATGAATTATCAGGACTTCAGGAAGATATTAAATCTGCAATAGAGAATAAACGAAACTTTTGCATTCTCAGAGATTATAAAGAGTATCAAAAAATGTCGGAGGAGAGAAAGTATCAATTTACCCAAAAACTAATCAAATACGGTACCTCAGAATATGCAGATGTAGCTCTTCTAATTAATTCTGGAAAAATGGATGAACTTAGAAGATGGTTAGATCCGCAGTTGAGTTATTGTGAATGGATTTAAATGATTATTAACTCTATAGTGTTTCCTCCAGGTTTTATATCAGAGGAACACTTTTTTATTTAATGATTTATTATAATATATGTATGAAGGAGTAATATATAAATATACAAATAAAATAAATGGTAAGATTTATATAGGTCAAACCATTAATGAGAAAAGAAGATTAAATCAACATAAAAAGAGCTCCGAAAATTCTCTATTTCATCGAGCAATTAAAAAATATGGTTGGGAAAATTTTGAATATAAAGTTTTATTTAAAATTCATTGTAATAATGAACAAGATTTAACCAATACATTAAATATAAAAGAGTCTATTGCAATAAGATTTTTTAATTCTATTGATAGTAATGTTGGATATAATTTAAAAATTAGTGGTTCTAAAGGGAAACTAAATAAATCAGTTAGAGATAAAATTTCAAAGTCTCATAAAGGATTACCTGGAAGAAAACATACAGATGAAGAGAAAAAATCTTTATCTATAAAAAGAAGAGGGGTTTTAAATCCTATGTATGGAATTCACAGACCTCACACTGAAGAAGAAAAGATAAAAATGTCAATTGCACTAAAAGGAAAATATGTTGGTCCTAAAAATTTAAATTTCGGAAAGAAACGTAAGCCTCTAAGTAATGAAGTAAAGAATAAATTATCAATAGCAAATTCTATTCCAGTAGTTCAATTATCCATAGAGGGTGATTTTATAAAAGAATGGGTAGGCGCTAAAAAAGCAGAGAATGATTTAAAATTAAAAGGAATTACCAAAGCATGTAAAGGAAAAGCAATAACTGTTGGAGGATTTAGATGGATGTATAAATCAGAGTACGAATCTAATGATTATGAATTAAAAAGTACAGAAAAATTTAATATTAGAGGAGTAGTTCAATTAGATCTCGATTGTGAAGTAGTTAATACATTCAAATCAATTTCTGAAGCATCTGCTATAACAAAGATAAATTATTCTAACATACGAAGTTCCCTAAATCCAAACATAAAAAGTAAAACTGCTGGAGGATATAGATGGATATATAATGATGATTTTCAAAATTTAATAAAAGAAGGGAAAGATATAAAAAATGAATTAATGCCTCCAACAATTAGTCAATTAGATGAAAATGGAGATCTTGTTAAACATTGGTTAAGTATTTCCCAAGCTGCAAAAGAATTAAATATATCCGGAGGTATTATTAGACGAAGTATTAAATTAGGAGGTTTAAAAATAAAAAAGTTAAATAATAATAGATTTATTAAATATGGAACAGATTAGTAATAATGTGATGGTACTGAATGTAGGAGATCAAATTCCTCCAGGTACCGAAGATGCATTGAAAATTTATTTAGGTGGTAGTATGGATCTTGGACCTACTGGAGAATACAATTGGTTTCAGAAATTTATAGATGGAATGAAAGTAGCTGTAGATCCAACAAAAGGGTATATGAATTTATTCAGTAAGTATAATTATATAATATTTAATCCATACTATGTTCCTAAGAATCCAGCTCAGAATATATTTAATCAGGAATTTACTCAAAAATGGACTTGGGAAAATCAATGTCTTGAGATGGCTGACTGTATATTTCTAAACTTTCTTGGAAAATCTACTAGTCCTCTTCCACTTTACACATTTGGTTATATTGTAAGAAGTGGAAAATTAGTAGTAAGATGTCCAGAAATTTATACTAATTATGGAATTGTAAAGATGGCATGTGATACTTATAATGTACCTCTAGTTGGTAGTAAAATGGGAACTGTAAATCAAATTCTTAGTCTTATGTTTAGTTTTATCCCTAAATTTCAAGAAGTAGGAAAAAATACATTACCAGAATAAAAAAAAATGAAAACACTTATTATTTTAAAGGGATTAGCAAAAAGTGAAAAGCTTGAATGGGTTAAATCTCAAGGTCTAGAAAATTTCTTTCTAGATTATTCTATTTTCAAGAGATTATATAGTATGCCTGAGTTAGATCGAGATAAAACAACTGATATCTTGGGAAGAACGAATATTAATCTCATCTTTAAGTCATGGTTTGAAGCAATTAATAATAAGCTCGAATCTGGATGTCTAGTTGTTATCGATTATGATCAGGAGAAAACAAAGATTTTGGAAGATATGGGTATGATTTATGGTTATACTTGTTTCTATAAAATCTTTAATATCCCTCACGACTATACATCAAATCCAGAAAAATATAGTCCAGTAGGGTTTAAAAAGAAGACGAAAGAAGAATTAGAGGCAGAAGTTATTACATTTTTAAATCTTCAGCTTGGATATACAAAGAAAATTGGAGGATACTCTGATGTTATGGATTACTGGAAGAAGAAAGAAGTAATTCTAGATATTCCAAGAAAAGAGACGATGTATTTTTTCTCTGATCTTCATTCCAATTATTCTCTCTATCAAAAAATTAATCTCCCTTCTGGAACAATAAGAGTACATTTGGGAGATTATATTGATGGTCCAGAAGAAGGTGGATCTAGAAAACTTATAGAAATGATTTTTAAGAATGCATCATACTATAATATATTCTTAGAGGGAAATCATGAACGTAGACTTAGAAAATTTTTATTCTGGAGATGGGCTGCAAGTAGTAACTCAGGAGGAAGTAGAGCTATTATTGCCGAAATGCTTTATAACTCACTTCCAACAGACTTTTTAACAACAACAGCTGACGAATTTAGATCTTTAACTCCAGGAGAAGCATTGACATGGTTAAAGAGATTAAATGATATCTTGAAAACCCATATAATTATTAAAAAAGATGATACTGTTTTTTATTGTACACACGCTGGAATTAAATATCTTGAACAACTTAGTCCTAAATTTATAGGAAATGTTATCTATGGAAATCGAGATATGGATATTTATGATAAATGTTTCTCAAAAACTATATGGAAACCTACAGGAAGATGGTCGGTTCATGCTCATTGTAAGTATCCAGATGGCGTTGATTTCCTTAAATATGATGGAGTAGTTAATCTAGATCCATCATGTGAAAAAGAAATAGTTTATATGGAAAATAACATTAAAAATTTTTTACCATGCATCGTACAGTAACATTAACAGTAAAAAGTAAAGACTTAGGAAAAGTATTAAGTTCTTTAGAGATGAATAAAGACTTCGAAGAGAATACTACATTAACTCTTAGTATTGATATTGAAGATACAAAGAAAAATTATCAAGTTCTTTGTGGATCTCCTGAAGTTTTGGAATGGGACTTTATTGAGGAAGATAAATCAGAGGATGATGAAGTCGTACAGGAAACAAAAGATAATTACAAAAAGTCAGTAAATCCTGTAACTGATATAGAAGAAGCGATAAAAACTGTTAAGGAGAGTCTTAATAAGGAAAAGTCTTTATGGCCTGATAATATATATTCAGTTGCCGTAAATACAGGAAAAACTCTTGGGTATCTTGAAGAATATATTAAAACTTATGACGACATAATTGAATTTATCTTAATATCTTGGAGATTATCAAAAAAATTTCCCAAGTATTCAGTAGATTTTGTTCAAGAATATATCCTCCCAGCAATTATCCAAAATCAAACAGATATTTCAGAAGTATCAAGCTTAGATCGAAAAATTCCTCTCCTAATTACATCTTATTATTCTGGAGTTAAAACAACAAAAGAAGTACTTAAAGATGTGATTAGAAAAGTTCAAGAATCATGGGAGATTATGAAAGAAACTGAAGATGTAGTTTCTTTAGTTACATTATTGTTTGGTGGTAAAAAATAGTAATGTCATGACGGAAGAAATACTTAAAGATATAAAAACTAGTTTAGGTTTAGATGATGTTGATGAAGCTATTCCTTATATCAATCAATGTATTCAAGCTAGAGATAGGATTTTATCAGACGAATATTCTGATTTTAAACCAGGAAGCTTAGTTCTTGATACTAGAGATAATGAAATTGGTTTTGTAATTGGACCAATCAATATGTATGGAGATATTAATACGGATAGTTTTGTTAAATTATCACACAACGCTAAAGTAAGTAAAGAAAATACTACAATGTTAGTAGTAACTCGAGTAATTGGAGGTTTAGAGAATGAAAGGCGTTCTAATTTTAGAGTTAGATACGTTAAACGAAATTACCTAACACCATTAAAGATAGAGGAGAATAATCTCAACTATTCAACTAATAGTGTATCAGATCTTGATACTTTTTGTGGAAGTCAGTGTATTATGGAATGTACATCTGAGTGTAAATTATATAAATATAGAAGGAAAAAGTAATTAAAAACAATGAATACTAGGAGGGAAACCTCTTAGTATTTTTTATCAAAGAATTATGAGTAAAAAATGGTTACATGGAGCTATACCTGCTCTACTAATTCATGGCTGTATAGGAACTGTTTATTGTTGGTCCTTGTTGTATGATTATATAAAAGAATCTATTACTGGTAATTGTACTTGGGCATTTTCCTTAGCCATATTTTTCTTAGGGATTTCTGCAGCTTTTTTCGGTCCCTTAGTAGAAAAGAATGTAAAGAAAGCTGCAACTATAAGTTCTATCCTCTTTGGTTCGGGAATGATCTTATCTGGAGTAGCATGTTATATAAATTCTATGCCACTTCTTTATCTTAGTTATGGAGCAATTATGGGTACTGGAGTTGGAATTGGATATATCACTCCAGTAAAAACTCTAATGATGTGGTTCAAGAATAATAAAGGTCTTGCTACTGGACTTGCTATTATGGGATTTGGATTAGCGAAAGTAATAGCAATACCTCTTCTTAATTGGAGTATAGAAAGATGTGGAATATACTGTACTTTCTTCTCTTTTGGGGTTTGGTATACTTTGATTATGTTACTTGCTGCAATACTTCTTAAAAAACCAATAGAAGAAGGAAAAATAGAGAATACATCAAGACCCAAATTTAAATCACTTAAGGAATGGTTTGATAGGAAAAAACAACTCCTAAATCTACCAGCAATTACTACTATATGGTTGATTTTTTATTTAAATATCTCTTCTGGATTAGCAATTATAAGTTATGAGAAATATTACTATGAAACAGCTGGAATTGGAATAGTTCTAGGATTAGTATTTTCAGCTATTTTTAATTCTCTAGGTCGTTTTGGAGTTGCTTGGTGGTCTGATTATTTTAAAAATCGTGGAAAACTTTTTGGAATAATCTTAACATTCTCTGTTCTTTCGGGAATTACAGCTTTTATGGCTCCAGGTTTTATTCCAGTAGCTGTACTTTTATGTAATGCTGGGTATGGGGCAATGTTTTCAATAATGCCTTCTGTTCTAGCTGATAGGTATGGAATGAAAGACGTATCTGAGATTCATGGATTAATACTTAGTGCTTGGGCTTTTGCTGGTCTTTCTGGAAATCAGTTTGCTAATCTTTTAGTAGGTATTCCAGAGAGTTCATATAAAACATTAATTCTTGGAAGTGTTGGGTTATATTGTATTGCTCTATCTTTAAGTGCTAAATTGTGGAATAAAGACTAAAAACCTTATATATGATATAATAAATAAGAAGTTATGAAAAGTAATAGAGCGTTTGAAATTTTATCTACATTAAGCTATGAACCGTGTTATTGTGAAGTAGATGAATCTATAATTGATTATAGTAATGCAGTTAGAGCAGTAGAAGAGGCTGAAAATGAAGTAATAGATCTGCTTAAGGAAAGTATATTAGCGAAATTTCAAAATGGGTCTACAAAAGATACTATAAAGATTATACTTGAAGAAACTATAAAAGAGTTTAAGGATGAAAAGTAAAGAAGGAGATAAATATTTAGGAAAACACCTGAATAGTATAAATGACTTATTAGAAGAAGGTCATGATCCGAAAGTTAGAGATCTGGTAGTTTATGAAGATGCAAAAATACTATCTGATATTTCTTATTTTGAGGGTTATGATGCTGGGGTGTCGGATGAAAGAAATAAGGAAGATTATGAAGTATGGATGGTCGAGTTATTCAAGAAAATCGCTGTAGATGGATTACCAAAAGAATATAAAGGCGGCCATTCTAAGATATGTGTTTGTTTTGTTCCGGCCGTTAATGGAGAACTTGACAGATATGTTATTGGATACTATAATTATAAAAAGAAAGGTTGGATGACTTGTTTATGTGAAGGATGTCAAGAATGTTTCCGGCCGACTCATTATCTAGAACTTCCGGCCGCTCATAAAATCAGAAAAGAATATGATGTAACTGGGCAAACTAGATCAACAAATTCATTTCCTGAAGTTCCTGATGGTGTATATCAAGGAAAATTCGGTGGACATGTTGGAATGATAGAGTATTTAGGAAAGGTCTATAACTTCACATTCTTAAAAGGTATCGTTCAAGAAAATATTCCAAAAACAATAACAGTAATAGATGGATATGGATGGACTCTACTAAAAGATGGACCGATTGTACCAACCGTTTGAAACTATAACAAATTAAAAATAAAAAATTATGAAGAAAGAAAAATCAGAAGAAAAAGAAACATTAGAAGTTAACAAATTAATAACTAAGAAAGAAAAAATCAAGGATAATATTGTAGATATTATCGATATTGATGACGAAGAGACAGAGGAGTTTAAATTCTCTGGTGGAAAATTGGTAATAGATGACTCACTGAATGTAATTGGAAAGTGGGAATCTAAGAATTATACATCATTAGGAGATGGTGTTTATATGGGGTTTGTAAATAGCGGAGAACATGAAATAACGCTAATGGAAAGTAAGAAAAAGCACTCCAACATATTTGATTTTGGATTAGAGAATGGATATATCGCTATAAATAGAACTACACTCAAAGTAATCGTAAAGAATAAAAAAGGTTATATCGACTGTAGACATCTAACTCTAATCTGTGATTACCTGAAAAAATCTATCAATTCCAAAGAAAAAGAAATTAAATCTTTGGAAAATAGTATATCAAGAATTGAGTCACATCAAGCAACATTTTCTAGTGAAGAATCTAGGGGAACAGTATTAAAATCTCAGAAAGAGATATTATGTGAGCTCAATGAAAAATTACCCTCACAAAAGAAATTATATGAGGAACTTTCAATGAAGAGAGCCAAATTACTGCAAGAAGTTCAAGAAGAATATGAAAATTGCTTGAAATCTTCTAGTGAAATGGAAAAAGTCATGGAAGAACGGAAAAAATCTTATGATGCAGAGTTAGTTAAGTGTTATGGAAAAGAACATCCTACATCAGAAGATAAGAAAAATAAACACAAATCAGAAGAACTCGCCCTTCTCGAAAAATTATTGAAAGAAGGAAGAAAAACGATAGCTCTTATTAATTATAGAATTCCTAACTATGAAGATATGTTAGAAATTCTTAGCGGTAAGTCTATTAAAAGAAAATCAAAAAGAAAGGACGACGATGATTAAACTACTAAGATTACACAAGTTAATTTGGGGAATTCTAGTTATTATAGGAATTCTTCTTGAGATGGTAATTGTAGTACCAATCGTGTTTTTAGTGTTTATTTATAATTTTAGATTTAATCCAAGAAAAGTATGGGAAGCAATACATAGCGCAGACCTAGATTTTCAGAATAATTGGGGAGGTTATGCCTATCGTGATCATACTCCTTGGGATACGTTCAAAAGAAGATATAAATATACATTTAATCATATAGAGAACGAATCTAAAAGACAATAAAAAAGATAAAGTAGTAAGACATCAAAGCTTACTACTTTTATTTTCTATGTAAAAAAAGGGAATCTCAGAAACCCCGAAATTCTTATTAATGTATGAAAAAGAATTTTAAAGAAAAAGATGATTTTATATTTTTAAATAAAGAACGAGTTCGGCTTACAATGTTAGTTACTACTAATTATTATATGGAATGCAAGATTAATACTGCATTGATCTCCGAACTTTAAATTTAAATACGTGGCGGCTCATGTTATTAGTTACTACTAAATTATAGATTTGTAAACTATGCGATTTACTGTAACGATCACCGCCACGTAATTTAAAAAATATAAATAATTCTAAACTACAAGAGAAATCCTGTAGTTTTATTTTTTCTTCTCTGATACAAATAAAAAAAAGAACCTAGATTTTACTCTAAGTTCTTATTATTTTTCTATTCATTTACAGGAGGAAAGTCATCATTAATAACTTCTTCATTATCAATTAAACCCGCCTCTTTGTAGCAATTTCTTTTATTCTCCTTCATCCAGGCTACTAAACATCCTATTAAACCGAGAATAATTGCGATAAATCCTAATATCTTTTTCATAGTTTTCTTATTTATTTTTCATATATAAGATTTTTAAGCGGATTCTGTGTTATTTTTATTGTCTTCTGGTTTGTAATCTCCTGCAGTACCATGTTCTAGACTAAGAACTAACTTAACTGCTTCTGGTCCTTTTAAAATATATTCTCCCGTTTTAAGAGGTTTTCCTGATTTTATATGACTCTGAATAGACGTTTTACTAAATTTAAATCTTTCACTCATTTTATTTAAATCATTAAAGTAAGCACCTAATAGAGTTTTCTTATCTTCAGAAAATACATAAGTAACAGTCTCCATCTTCCTATTAGGTTACTATTATTCACCTTATCCTGTGATACAGAGGATTCTATAGCTCTGTTTTCTGTGTCTAATAGGTCGTCTAACATTTTTTAATAGTTTAATTATTATTTACATTTTAGATTTTACAAGAAGGGAATTTCGAAGATAATAAAGTTTCCGGATCTCTACTATTCCTACTTTTCCCTAATAAACCTAAAATGTTAGAAAACAAAAGAACACTAGATCGATTTATAATTTTATTTATAAATTTTTCTAATGTTCTTTCATAGATTAGTAGGTTTTTGGATTTTCAGGAAAGCAAAATAAAGACTTAGGATTTCACACCTAAGTCTTATTATTTTATTTATTATCTCAAGATATTACCTTTTTCTTCTTTCTTGATATCAAACTCTATTGTTGTATTAAATTTTACAATTGATTTATTACTTTCATCAATATCTACTACAATATTTTTTCCAATAGAATCAGAATATACAAGTTCATTAGAGATTGGATTTTCTATATTCTTCACAATCTCTCTTTGAAGATCTCTAGCTCCATAAGCAAGATCACATTGAGACACTACATATTCTTTCATCTTATTAGAAACCTCTAAAGTATATTCATTCTCTGAAAGTCTATCTTTAAGTTTTTCTAATTCAAGATCAAATATTTTATAAAGATTATTTTTATCAAGTGATCTGAAAAATATAATATCACTTAATCGATTTATAAGTTCTGGTCTGAATTTCTTCTTAATAGCTTTCATAACAATGCTTTCATCTTCTTTATCACTTTCTATTCCAGATACTTTAGAAAATCCAAGATTTGTCTTGTTGCTAATCTCTCGTGTTCCAATATTCGATGTAAAAATCACGATCGAGTTCTTAAATGATACTAAGCTTCCGTCCGATAAAGTAATCTGACCTTCATCTAAAATAGGGAGAAATACAGTATTAATTACATTTTCATGCATCTTTTCAATTTCATCAAAAAGAATCACACTAAATGGTCTTTTCCTAACATCATGAAATACTGTTTTATCTCCATATCCTACGTATCCACTTTGTGCTCCTATTAAAGAATTTGCACTAGTTTCTTGAGTAAATAAGCTGCAATCAACTCTAATTAAATTTTTAGGATTTGAAAACAGTGATTCATTTAATATTTTTGTTAAGTAACTTTTTCCAGTTCCAGTTGATCCTGTAAATAAGAAAGATGTCGGTTTATTCTTATCTTTAAGTCCTAGAAATTGACGGTTAAGTGCAATAGATAGTTTTTCAATAGCTTCGTCCTGTCCTATTACTTTTGCCTCCATTGACTTTTTCATTTCTCTAAGTTTTTCTCGAGAAGTACTACGAATTTTGTCAATAGGTATTTTAGACATCTTAGAAATTACTGAAGCTATATCATCTACTGTTACATTAGACCAGCCAGAAGGATCATTAAGTTCTTGATCAATCTTAGATTTTTCCTTTTTAAGCTCTTCTTTCAATAATAATTCGGTATCTCTTCTCTTTTGAGCTTCATCAAAATCTTGCTTTTCTACTAACTCAATTTTTTCTTTAACAATATTATCAATTGCTTTTTCAAGATTATCAATAGAACTAGTATCTATATCTTTCTTAAGCTTAGTAAGAGATCCCGCTATATCAATAATATCAATATCTTTGTCTGGATGATTTCTATCATTAATATATAAATTACTCCAATTAACACAAGCTTCTATGGCTTCCGGAGTATATTTAACTCTATGATACTCTTCATATTTAGGAGCCGTTTTTTCCAAGATAATTTTCGTCTCTTCTAGAGTAGGTTCCTCTACTTGAACCTCTTGAAATCTTCTTTTAAGAGCTCCATCTTTTTCTATGAATTTTCGATATTCATCATCGGTCGTTGCTGCTATAACTGTTATTTTTCCTGCAGTTCCGCTTAAATAAGGTTTAAGTAAACTACTTGCATCGCCTGATCCGGGCGTATTGGATCCAGCCCCAAAAATTTGATGCATTTCATCTATAAATACGATTATTTCTGGATGTTCTACAAGCTCTCTTAGAGACTCAAGAAGCTTCTTTTCAAAATCTCCTCTAAAGGTAGATCCACTGACCATTCCCATGATATCTAAGGTACGAACTTCTTTTCCTTTTAATTCGCGTGGTACATTTCCAGATTCTATTGCTTGTGTTAATCCCACAACTACACTCGTTTTACCAATTCCAGGGGATCCAAGTAATACACAGTTACTTTTTTTTCTACAAGATAATATTTCAATAACTTGTGAGATTTCTTTTTCTCTTCCAATAACTGGATCAAATTGTCCAGATCTACATTGTTTAGATAAATTGGTTGAGTATTGATCTAAGAATGGTGTAGTTGAATTAGGATCACCTGAAACTAGAGGCTCATTACTTCCTTGTCCAGCCATTTCAAATTCTCGATCTTCCTCTTCGCGACGTTTTTCTGAGTCTTCGTCGCCTTGGTTATAATCGAGAGTTTTTTCTTTAAGTTCGCCGCCGTTATTTTCCTCACAATTATCTTCTTGGTCTTTTATTCCAAGTTTCGTATCGAAGTCATTTATCTTCCAAAATAAACTCGTGAGGTCTCTTGCATCGGCGTCTAATTCATTTACAAGATACTTAGCAATCTTACTGAACTCTGCTTCTGGGAGTGAACACATAAGGAAAGCTAGTGTATCAATATCATCAGTCATCTCAGATTTTAAATTTATATCTGTCAGTTTATCCAAGATATAATTAACGGCCGGAGACAAGACAATCGAATCAGCGCCAGTATACAATTCAGAAGGCGCTGTGAATTTATTGTCTTCTCTAATTTCGGCCATTACATCCATTACAAACTCTCTAAGATCTTCTTCTGTACTAGGTTTTCCGATAAACAGATCTTTTAGGTAATCTCTTAGTTCTGGAATATCACCTTCATTATCTAGATAAGTTATAACTATCTGAGAAACTATATGATCTAGTGATATTTCTTTTCCCATAAACGAAACTACTTCTTCATGAGCTCTCTCGAAAAACTTTTTTAACTCTTGGGATAATTCAAATTTTGATGAATCTTTCATTTTTCTATTTGTTTAATTTTTATTATGTTTATCATCACATTATTAAGGAAATCATCGGTAAATTTTATATCTATTTTTTGCTTCAGAGATATAATCATTAATATCTTCTTGAGTAATAGTTATATCTTTTATGTTTTTAAATTTGTTAGCCCAATCACTACACCAACTTCTCCAACTAGTATCACCTTCAAGTTCTTTTATGTACTCAAGAATTTCTCCTTCTCCTTTAATATTTCTTTTTGGGACCCACCCCAAACAATTCTCGAAGGATTCATTTCGATCATATATTGATTTTACTTTTATCGAAATTTTCTTTTTCTTCTTCAACCACTTAAAGAAATCTTTTATAGGATTTGGATACATTAACTTCGGAAACTTATAAATCTCATAATCTTCAGTTACAACTATATAAATCCTTGATTCTTTTCCTAAGGTCGGTGTTTTAAGAAATGGAAGATCGACTCGTTTGGCATCTATATAAACCTTAGTATTCCACCATCTAAAAGTATCTGGTTTATTTGTATCTTTTACTTGATATAACATAAAATCTCCAGAAATATCAATAACATTTACAGCTAAACCTGTTTTTCCAGTAGAATCATCTATGACTACTTGAGAATTTCCTTCTTCAAAGAGATCCATAACTTGAGATGCACCATGTTCTACTATATAAAGTGTTTTCCCTGTTAGATTATCAATAGTTTCTAAGTCTTTCTTATCTCCTTCTGAAAGTTCTACAAACATATACCCATCTTTACGCGTTACAGATCTAGTTCCAGTAATTCGGTCTAATTTTGTTTTCTTTACTAATTCTTCTGGTTTCATATTAAATTATTCTCGGTTCATTAATAATTCCTTTATCAATTAGATAGTTTCGATAGAGAAGATTTATAACAAATTCAGGTGATTTACAACAAAATTCTCTATCTACTATCTTTAGATTTTTCAATAGTTCAAATAAAGAAACTTCAGGTAAATATTCTTTCCTACAACAAATGCTATTATTTCTATTTACAATATCTAATCTTGAATCTGTATAAATTAATTTTTTCTCTCGATTTAGTATATTTATTATTTTTCTATTAGAAAGTTTTTTTACAGATATACCCTTCTGTAACAAAATATAAAAATACCTCAGATAAAGAAGCTAGACGTACATCCTTTTCTAATTGAATTCCTTCAAAAAATTTTAACACATAAGTTTTATCAAAAAGATTTTTATAATTATTCCTAGATAAAATATATCTTGAGCGTAAAAATGGAAAAGTATATAATAAATCTTCTTTATTTGAAGAAGAAATTTCTAAGTAAGTGTATTTTGCTCCTTTAAAATTTATATAACTTAATAACATACTTACTTTCCCCATTTTAAATTTATTTTTGGTTCTCCAGTAATTTTTCCAGTATCTATAAGATAATTTCGAAAGATTATAGTTTTTAGAAATCCTGTTACAGTTTTAAATTTCTTTTCAGGGATAGGAACCACAGAAGTCAGAATATCCTTTCTAGTAAATGAGTTTAATTCGTACTCCCTGATTAATCGGGTTCCTGGTTGTTTATTCAACGATTCTACTTCCATTATAAATGAAAGTTGTATCATTGGATCTTTATAAAGTCTTTTTGACATAGAATTAAGATTTGAAATTTTTGGACGGTCAATTGAGGATGCTAAAACTAATCCTACTTTAGAGAAATCCATTAATTGTATTGGTCTTTCTTTTTCGAATTTTTCTAAGTATGGTTTTAATTTTACTTCGTCCTGTACAATTTCAAAACTAAATCCAGGTTCTGCAAACACTTCGAATCTACCATAATCTACATAAGGTATTGTAATTTTTTCTGTAGAATTTGATTCTGTAAGTACTGTATAATATACTGTGAATACATTTTGTATAACACATTGATAAACTTTTACATCCATTCTTCTATAGTATTATCGTTCCACTTCACCCTAGCATATACATCTGGGGCATTATCTAATCTCAATTCTAAATTTTTAAAATCCTCTCTGAATTCTTGAGGTAGTTCGAATACTTTATTTATTACCTCCTTCATAATTTCTCGAGCCTTTAATTGTCTGGCTTTCTTTCTCCATACTCTGGGACAAAATACGGCCGGAACATATATAAAGTGATCAGAAGCGGCGGATATATCTGTTATAACTACCTCAGAAGGATCTATCTCAAGTTTTTCATACTCTGGGGTGTTCCAGTATCCATATTCATTTTTCTTTGGTTCCTTAGAAAAACATAAATACTTATCTCCTTCTTTAACAAACCATAAACTTCCGCCGCTAAACTCCTCTTTATATTTTTCTAATAAATCAGCCGGTGTTGATAGTCCCGGATCTTCATCGAAATAATCTTGAAGAATTTGTTTTATCTCTCCAACTATTTTTCCAGGAGCTAATCTAAATTCTGTCATTATACACTCTCCTGTAACTGGAACTGTGAAATTTGCAGTAGGTTGAAGATTTTTTATTCTTTCAACTTCGGAGAGAAATGATTCAGTTTGACCTGGCATATTCCAACAAGGTTTATGGTTCATATTATCAGCTTCAATTAACTTCATTTCATCCGTCAAGTTATCTCCAAGAAGTCTGATAAGTTGACGAGTTTTCTTTGGTTTTCCTGTATATAATCCCCGAGAATAGTCATATAGCTGTTTAATACACATATGATTTTCAACTAAGAAAACGACTTTATCAATTACTTCCCCCGGATATTTAAGATTAGTTAGGATTTTTCTTGTTTCTTTTGCTGACTCTTTATCATGTCCATGAAATGAAAATGATCCATCTTCTTTTACTTGATAACATATTGGTTTAGAAACATCATGAAAGAGGGCTGCTAACCTAAGTTCAAGATTTGCTCCGCCTTGAATTACATGACCCAATACAGCAAGAGAATGTTCGCCCCAAGTTTTATCATGATACTTATTATTCTGTACGAAACCGATATTTAATTGAAAAATCTTAGAAATTCTCCACATAAGACATTTTCCAATTAATTCTATAATTCCCCGTACTGCATTCTTTGACATTAGAATCTTAGTAAATTCATCTCTAATCCTTTCCATACTAAGAGCTGAATATTCTGGAATATTATCAATCTTAGAGTATGTTTCCTCAGAAATAGTAAACATTTTAGTACAGGCAAATCTGATTGCTCTTAACATTCTAAGAGGATCATCTTTAAAAGTCTGTTCAGGATCAAGAGGTGTTCTTAAGACTCTATTCTTACAATCATCTAAGCCTTTCCCCGTTGGATCTAATACTTCTCCAGTTAATAAATTTTTATACAATGCGTTACAACAAAAATCACGTCTAAAAGCATCTTCAGTGATATTAGTTTGCTGTACTGTATCTGGTCTTCTTGGTCCCTGATTATAAGTTTCAATTCTAGGCACAACACATTCTATATCTATCTTTTCATTGGTTCCTATGTCTAATGAAAATTTTCCCGTTTTAAATCTATTATAAGTAACAAAACCAGAACATTCAGGCTTTGTTTTTAGAAAATCTATAAAGAGATCTGTTCCCTCTGGATAATCAATACACAGGTCTATATCCTTTGGAGTTTTTCCTAGAACTAAATCTCTGACACATCCACCAACTAGATAGATTTTTTCCTTGAATTTACAATCTTGAACTATTTCTTTTAATAATTCAACTGCTTTTTCATAATCATTTTTCTTCATAATCGTTTATTGTTTTAATCACATATAAGGAAAATAAACTACCCTGGAAGATTTATTTTCTCCAAGGTAGTAAATAATTATTATTGTTCGGCTTTTCTATACACTCTTACTATAGTTGCTAGATTAAGAATTACTATAAATCCAGATATAATTATAGTAATTAAATTTATAAAAGGTATTTGAATGAAATTATAAGAATCCAATTCAATATGATTCCAATAATCTTTTTGATATCCACTAAGTAAACAATCTGAATAATTTTCTATGTTTAACTTTGTTCCAGGCTTAAGAGATTTTTCCAAAATATATTTTTCAAACTTCTTATCTCTATCCCAACTAAAAGATCCAGACCAAGTTATAGTATCATTTTCATCAATACCTATACAAAATATTGCTTCATTTTCTTTTCCTCCAGACCAGAATGATCTTTGAAGTTCTGTTTTATTCTTATAGCTATTTTGCCAAACTAAAAGAATAGGTCTGAACATAGGATCAAGGGAACATATATAACCAATTTTTCTTTCTAGAGAATAAGGAATATTGATACCATATACGAAATTTTGTCTAGGTTCTAAAATATTATCTGAATTTACAACTCTACCAATACTATATCTCATAAATAATCTTTTCTTCAAAGCTTCTGATATATCTACATCATATAACTTATAGATCGGTAAGATATTATTCATGTAGTTATAGTAATTAACTGGTTTTGAGAATATTAATGCAGTTTCAGGATTACTATTCCACTTAGATCTACACATATGCCAACTCTTATTCTGTGGATGTATGATATCTTCCTTGTTTTTCCATAATCCTTGAAAATACATAAAAGTATTTTTTGAAATTTCAATCTCTACTTCTTCACCAGTATCAAAATCATCATAAACTAGGTAATAAACATCTTCATGAGTAACATCTTTTCCATCTACTTTTTCTATCCAATTACTGTAATGTTTTATATACCTAGCTGAGTATTCAACTAGTTTTGTATCTACTGGCTTATTTAAAGTAAATGCAAAAAATACAATAAATATAGCCATAACTGAAGGTAAGACGAAAAATATATTTGGCTTATCTTTTTTCAATCGATTTTTAACTTTAACAAGTATAAATACTGTTATTAATAACAGTATTACAACAGTTATAAATAAATATTCCATAGGCTTTTTTAAAAACTTATTAATTTTCTTTTTCTAAGCAAATCTCCAACTACTGGATTCCATTCTATTGCATCTTTAATAGTCTTTTCTGGATAAGTACAGGTATGAAAGTTTTCTGCAAAAATGGTTTCTGTAATAATTATCTTTCCATAATCACCCATATCAGATTCAAAAAATATATTTAAAGAGTCTCTAAATATTCCATCATCTCCTGGAGTTAAAAAAAGATTATCAGTATCTTTTTCAATAGACCCTAAGAAAATAAGATCTTCTCTAGGCTTCTTAACTCCCATTGAGGAATCTGCATACCAAAGGTGATGTTCATATTTCCATGAATGAACCTCATATTCTCTAAGATCTCCAGGAAAACCACCTAACTCTGGAGTTCCTTCACTTCCATAAATTACACAAGGTTTCCATCCTCCATTAATATATTGAAGTTCGAAAAGATACTTTGGATAATCTTCATGGATTAAAATATCACCTTCATAAATTCCACTAGTTATAAGTTCACCAACAGATTTATGTGAAACTCTACTCCAAATAAAAGATCTCTCTTCTTCATCAACTCGACTATCATTAATTATAATTAAACAAGAACTGTCATAAGTAGATATTCTAAGGGATCCATACACGAAATTCAATGAATCATATAGACTCATTCCAATAGGTATTCCTCTAAAACTCTTGTCAATACTACTTCCATGTTTTTCTGCAAAGTATTTTTCAAGTAATCTACAACTCATTTTTTCTCTTTTCTTGTTTTAATCTTAATAACTCTTTTGACAAAGTAGGATCATTATGAGAGATGCCATCCAAGATATCATAATAAATACCCCAAATGGATCTTACAAATGCTAATCGTTTCGACACAAGCATATAAGTTCCATTCATTAAGGGCAGTTTAGATTCTTTCATAGAACTGTAAAGAGCACTAAGACGTAAGTATCTCTTATGCCACTTCAAAAGTTCTGGCATAGCTGTCTTTTCAGATAAACCCATTTCTCCAAGAACTTCTTTAACATCCTCTGGAAGTTCATCAAAAAACATATTATAACTTTTCTGCAAAGATTCTTTATCTTCAATCATAGTGTTTTATCTTCACTTAATTTCTCTACTACTTGATCCCATGTTAAATCACAAAGATCATCTATCCAGGAATCAATATAATATAATTTATCCGAATCTTTAATAACACCAAATAGAATTGGATCCTTTTTAATTCTCTCCTCTTCAGCTTTTTCATATTCTGTTAAACTGAATGATTTTCCGGTAGGATCATAGTACAGAATTACGTAGTTATCAAATACTTGTAAATTATCTGCCAGTACTTTCTTTTCAGCAACTGAATCTGGAATTACTCTTGTGAAATTCTTAATATAATCAATATCAAGTTGTTTTTCACATTTTTTCTGAAGAGTTACTAGATCCGACATTGTAATATAATGATTAATTCCAGAAACTGCTAGAACTGATTCATAAATATGTATAACTAATTCTGAAATTAATTTTTCGAGTTGAGCTTGTTGATTTAATACAGTAGCTTTATGAATTAAGCTCATATAAGCTTCAGTACGTTCTTTAAACTCTTTTTCTTTTCCAGCTAATATCTTAACTTGATCAAACAATTCTATTACATTTATTTCATACAGCTTTTTCGGTTCCTCTATCTTATCCTCAGTAATTGTCTTTTTTCTCTTTCCAAATAATTTTTCTAAGAAACCTTTCTTCTCTTTCTTATTCCCCGAAGAATTCATATTAGTATTAACATATTTAACAGAATCATCATTATTATTTACGAAAATTTGATTCCGAATTCTACCTGAGATTAAAGAATTATTTTCCTTCAGAATTTTTAATAGCTTTTCTGAAATTGATATATTAAATTTCCTAGCATTTGAGTCTCCAAGAAATTCCTTAACTCTAGATAAACCTTTTAGAATTTTATCTGTAGCTTCTATTTCTTTCTCACCTTCTAAGAAAAGAAATTGTCCTGGAGTTATTGAATCAGGATCTGTATTTACTATTCTATTAAAATTTATATTTACTTCAGATTCCTTAAGGTCTTCCTTTGAACTTAAAGTTACTTTTTCGGTTGTATCTTTTACTAGATTTTTATATTTTAATAAATTTTCATCTACTACAATACCACCTTCAAACAATGTAATTCTGTTTCCTTTTTCTAATAATTTCATAATCTATATAATATTTGTGAGTTTTTATTTCCTAGTTCACATCTAATATTTTCTATCAAACCCCTTTTAAGAGTTGGATGAAGACCCGACATTGATGTTATAAATAAACACCTTTCTTCAGGATCCTCTATAATACTAAATATTATAGGAAGCATATACATAAGAATTCTAAATCCTGATCCATGATCAATTATACTTAATAATCCAGTTGGATCATGATCTGTTATTATCCTCCAGTCTTCAGTTATTTTATTTATTCCAAAACCTAAATCAGGAATAATATTTCTTACTTTCTCTTGAACTGATTCAGGATATTTCATGAGTTTTTCAATAAATGGATCAATACCCCATTTAAGTCCTTCACCTGAATCAGCTATTATTAAATCTTTTTCAAAAAACTTACCTATTCCATAAGATATATTAGGATAGTCATAGGATAAATTAGAAATAAAAGAAGTAATAAATTTTGTTGATTTATAAACTTCATATAAATTTAATAAAATTTCTTCATCCTCCCCAGTTCCTTTAAATCCTGCTCCTATACTTATTTCATATTGATCTACATATACAGCTAATTTTTGATCTACAACAAGGGATTCAGATATAAACTCATCTAACGTAAAGATAACACTATATCCTATATCATAATCTTCAGAACAAAGAGTTATAGACATTTCAATAGGTTCTATAGGATCATATGGTCTAAAATCTACTTTACTAACTTTTTTCAGTAAAAATTTACCAATTCCTTTGAGAAATTCATCTAAAGATATATCTACTTTGTAATCAACATCACTGCTTATTAACTCTGTAAGTCCAGTCGGAGAAAATCCTATTGATATTTCTTCTTTACATGCGAAAAAATTTTTTAATCTTAAATTTTTTATTCTCATTTTAATTTTCTTTGATCATAGTTAAGGCTATTAGAGTTTTATATCTTTCTTATGTACATTTCCCTTAAAAACCTTATATATGGAAATTATTGTTAATGAAAATTGCTTTAGTCAATAAGTCTGGTCTGCGAAGATCGGGCTTATTTTTTTTGGCCTGAGAATCTTATACTTGAAATAAAAACCTAAAAGAATGGAAAGATTAGAACAAATTTTCGAAAATGAAGTATTAAAAATCTAAAAGAAGGTAAAATTAGTGGGAAATCTATCAAAGAACTTCCAGTATTATTTGAGAAGAGGAAAAGAAATGATAAATACACCCACTCTGAGTTATCATATATTATGAAACTTAATGACCTAGGAATACCTTATGGATTAATCGCTAAATCTATATCTAGAACTGAAACATCCGTTAGAAATAGATGTGTTAAGTTTAGAACAGAAAATGGAACTTATAATAAGGGTCATATAGAAGAAAAATATAATCTTAACGATAAATTCTTAAAATATCTTGAAAAAGAAGATAGAGTAATGACTATCTTAGACGCTTATTCGGGGAGTAAGCCATTTTGGACAAAGTATGAAAAAGGAAGAGTAGTATTAACAAATGATATAAATAAAGATTATCCAGCTAAATTACATTTTCCTGCTGAAGATCTTGTTAAGGTATTATATGAGAAAGAATATGAATTTGACGTTGTAGATCTAGATCCATTTAATACTCCAATGAAATGTTTTGATAATGCAATTAAGATTTGTAATAGAGGATTAATCATGACTTTCGGGGATAAACGAGGAATAATAAGTAATAAAAACTTAGCAAAAGAACGTTATGGATGTAGGGTCTATGATGAAAGAAAAATAATACAACATTATATCAGAAGAGCTAAGAAATTTGGAGTGAAACTTAGAGTATGGAAATTTGTAAAATGGAAAATGACATGGAGAGTTTACTTTAAAGTACTAACCCCGAGTTCCTTATAAATGTATTAATAAAAAAAAATTAAACAATTATGAAAGTAAGATTTTTATCTACAAAGTTTTATGTGAGCGAAAAAAGAAGAACAGTAACTTGTGTTATGACTGCAAAATTAGACGATAGAAAGTCTGGTCAAAACAATTTCCGATTTACATGGGAAGGGGAAGAGAGATTCTTAGAACCTTTTGAAGTTAAAACAGTTGCCCGTTGTCACAAAGATGATAAATTCGATGAGACAAAAGGAAGACGTATCGCTGAATCTAAAGCTAAACGTTTAGTTTATTCAGAAGGAATTCAACGAGGAAGAATGATACTAAAAGCAGAAAATGCTTATCGGAAAGAGTTGGAAACATTTGTAGAAAATACAGTAAAGTATAAAGAAAAAGAAGTAGCTCATACATCTATTGTAATGGGATAAAAAAGAAAATAAGAGAGGATTTAACTTGACTTTTAATTAGTCAAGACCTCTCTTATTATTTTTATAGTCCTTCAGCAACTGAATTAAGAATCGAATCTAGGATCACCTTTTCAGTTGTTGTTTTTATTTTCTTCATTTTATATTCACCGGTACCTAAATAAATTATAGTATATTCGATAATATCTGAAGATTCTCTTTTCAGTTCAAATAAAACCATAGATGAATATACTAAAGTTATTTGATCAGGATAATCATTAGCAACGTACAAAGGATTTCCAAAAACATCTGATATTTCTTTAACTATATTCTTCAGATTTATCATAATGCTGCTAAGTAACGATATATATAATTCTCAATATCTTCATAGGATATAGTGATAAGTTCTTCAGTTGGAAGTTCACCTTCTGGTTCAGTTCTAATTATATACATAGGTACTTTAGAAGCATCAGGTCCTATCTCATCAGAATGAATTAAGAATACTATTAGAATTCTTACTCCAGTTAGTTGTAGATAATGAGTCTTAACAACTGTAGAATAATATTGAAATGACCCTTTCCCTAGCTCTTTACATATATTTTCGAAAATCTTAGTAATTCTTTTATTTTCCATTAGTATCTAAAATCTCGATAAGATTTGTAAAAATAGTAATACCCTGGACCTCCATTTAAAGTCGGTCTTGGATCTACTCTAAATACTAAAAATTCCGGTGGAAGTGGTGGAAGCTGAATTGTATCTCTCCATCTAAACTTTATACGTTCTGGATCTCTTTGACTATCTAAACCAACTCCAATACCTTCTATATAACACAATCCATTATCTAAAATCTTTAACATCAAAGGAGCTTCATCTCCAATTGCACCTGATTCTACATAAGGATCATATATAAATATCTCACCAGGTTTTAGATTTTGATATTCCATAAGACTAAGATGATCATTTCCTATTCCTGGAAATCCAAGTTTCATTTCTGTCATTCTAGACTTCATTTTATTAACTTGATCTGGCCAAGTCTTAGAGAAACCTCTTTTTCTAGCGAATTTTATAAGAATATCATCATTTACCATTTTTTATATAGTTTTTAATATATTTATAAACATCTGTAATTAACCCTGTAGTCTCTTTATCTTGAAATAATTCATCAGATATTAAATTATTATCTACTAAATCTTTCAAAAGCTTTGTTATATCATCACTGTTACTAAATGAAACTATATTTGTTATATGATAATATTGAGACTTATCTCCGATATATGTAAAAGTTAATTTGACATATGGAAGTCTTACTAAATCATATGAACCATCCTGATTTTGAGACTCTGAAATCAAACATTCTCCTGAAATATTAGTATAACTGTAAAGATCAAGAATTGTTTTTCCTGGAATACATTTAAGATAATTAAAATTCTTTACTATTTCGGTGTCCGAACTTCCTCCAGTAACCACTACATTATTATGCATCTTAGAATGTGTTTCTGTTTTCTTAAAGAATCCAAAAACTTTTTTCTCTGTTGTGTACTTTTCTTCATAAACAAAGTAGAACTTATGATCTTCAAGTTTTAATGATTCTGGATTTATTTCTATCTTTGTAACTCTATAATCTTTAATTGAGGGTAAGTCGTTAAATAATCTTCCTATTTTCATCATAATTTAACATTTTTTATTAATTTACTTGAAGTTCTATCATAAAATAAATCCTTATCAGTAAGTAGACCCTTTTCATATAATAGATTAAGAAACTCATTTAATTCTTTTTCTGTTTTAAATGTATATTCTTTTCTTCTTATATTATTCCCATACATATCGATTTTATAGTAAATTATAATATATGGAAGTCTATATACTTTATAAGATCCATCAGAATACATATCTTCTCCTATTATTCCATCCTTAACACCACAATAAAATACTGAATTTGGAAGTCTTATAGATTGTCCCGGTTCAATATTTTCATATTTTCTAGATTCTTGTGAGTAAATCATATCTCTCATATAATTCTTTTGACGACATTTGATAAACCCAAGGAACTTTTTTGTATATTCTGGATAAAATCGATATCTTTCTTCTAAAACAATTGATTTTTCAATTGATACTGAGATAATCAATTCTTTTGTAAAAATTAATTTTTCTAATGTTATCATAATAGTAAAAGTAGTTTTTCTGGTCGATCCCAATAAGCTTCTATTGCTGATTTCAAATATTCATATGCATTAGTCTTTGGGATGTCAGGATTGTAATGTAAAATGAAATCTCGAATTTTCATTCTATACATTCTAAATTTCTTCAACATAAAATCATTATCTCCACCTGGACACTCTGGATTTTGATAAGCTTGTTCCTTGTAAGACTGAATAATATTATACAATCTATCTCCAAGTTCAATACTATAACCAGCAGAATATGGTCCTTGGTTATGATTTTCTTCAATTAATTTTCCAGATTCCCAAGCTTCTTTTTTATACTCTACTTCTTTTCTAACGTTTCTAAGATATCTTTGATGACGTCTTTCTTTTTTTCTTTTACTACTAGTCATACTGTTCTTTTATATATGAATAATTTATCTTTATTACCATCTATTACAAACTTCCAATCTTTCCGAAATATTACTTTAAGGAAATCAATATAATCAGAAAAACCGATCCCAAGTTGAGGTTTCATCCCATTTAAGAATATTTTATCAACTGAAGATATTCTTATAGTTCCAAAATAACCTTGTAAATTTTCACGAGGATCTCTTAATACAGGATTAACGGAAGCAACAATATTACTAATTTTATAGTCAGTTACTATAACTTCAATGCATTTCCGTGTAGTTTTAACATACTCCTTATATTCTTTTGACCCTAAAGTTCTCTTAAGATCATAGGCTGCATATAAAACATCATAATTAATGCTTCTACACAACTCTTCTCCATACTGATAAAAAATATCTATAAAACTAGAATAAGGTGAATCATCAATAATATCTAAGATCTCAGATTTTCTAGGATAACCAATAAAAGCTTCGAATTTAGTTTGAATACACCAACCCTCATTATTTAAAATCGAGAGTAAAGTTTTAAGTTGTTCAATATTAGTACTTTCACTCATCGAAAACTTGTTCTTCTGAAATTGGTAATACTGGAAGTTGCTGAATTTCTTCGGGAGTCATAAGGATCTCTGCTACCTTCATAATAACCTCCTCACACTCTTCCGATTTTACTTTTGGAGGAATTGTTCTTACTATCCTCCCAAATAATTCCTTAATATCTTTATATTTTTCAGTATTAGGAAGACTTAGGGATAAAGTTCTAGTATCTTGTCTAAGTCCTCGTACTGTGTGAATATATTGACATCTAGGACGATTATCAATTCTTCTATAATAAATTATGTTTCTAGCTCTGGCTAAAATACAATTTATTCTAAAGTCCATTTCTTGTTCATTCATAATTCTTATATTTTTTAATTACATTATTAAGGGATTCAAATCTTTTTGGATCACTATTTATAAATCTTCTATAGAATATTTCTTTTTCTACAACATAACCTAATTCAAAATAATTCATTAAAGAATAACCCATAACAATACCAGTACCAATATCACTGAAACGAATAGAAAAAACATCTCTTAATCTATTATTTCCATCAAAAAACCAAAACTCATTCTGTTGATTTACTCCAATAAAATTACCTAAGAGATCAAAATACTTAGATTTATATAATCCTTCCATTGCTTTAGAAGATAAAATTTCTAATTTCTGATCTGTCTCCCATAAATACTCTTTAATTTCAAGAGACCTAAGTTCTCCGAGAGTTGGAAAAAGAATATTAGTATAATTATTCCAATCAGCCCAAGGAATTAAAATTTCTAGGTCTTTTCCATACAAAGGTGGTTTTTCTGGATTTACTTTCAAACATTTTTCATACAACTCTAATCCTTTTATTACATCTGAAGTATAGATTGAAATATAACTAATCATGACTACTTACTGCTATATATCTATCACTATCTAAATCTAATACTAAACATATTTTACCACCTGACATATAAAATAAATCACCTTCCCAAAACTCGCTTCTATTAACTCCAACTTCTTTCCATGCTTTTCTAAAATATATTTTTAAGTAATTTTTAGTATAAAAGTTAGTTACTACAGATGATTCAATTATATTAACAATTTCCATAAATTTTTTAGAAACTGAACCTCCAGAAATGAATCCAAAAGGCATAACTGATTCTTCTAAGTCTTTCTTTAATGATAATATCTTTGAAACATTAAGATATCCCTCATTAATTGGATGTGCTGGTTCTTTTACTTCTCCCAAACTAAAGAAATAATCATATAGCTCAGGAAATTCAGGATAAAACTCTTCAATTGCTCTAGGATCCGCTGTTGTAAGTTCGGCCGTATTATTTTCCCATCTAACCTTACAATACTGTCTGAATTTCTTATTTAAATCTAATCCAGAACATAATACTCCCAATAAAAATCCACTACCTCTCATTGTCGTGTATGATATAATTTGTTAAATATGGAGTAATTACAAAACGGCCGGAAGAAAACAGCGAAATATCTAGAGTCTTAATCCTCCAATCTCTTTCAGGTGGTAAAGGAAATTCATCTTTACTTTCGAAAGTAGTGTAATAATATCCATAAGGTAAACTTTCTTTATAAAAGCTGTCTAACCCAGAGATATCTACTCTTGCATCATTTCCATCACTTATGAAAGGATTACTTAAAAGATTCTTAAAACTCTTTTCTAGGTTTCTTGTAAAATCATGTTTGAATGTTTTGACCTGCACTTCTATTTCTCTACCACCAAAAGAATATTTATTTGAAAAATATCTATATATCTCCTTAAGTCTGGTGAAAGAGATCTTATAATCAAACTTTCCTCCCGTTAAACAAAAAACAGTTCGAAAAATATGAAACTCTGGATAAAATTCCTGAACTGCGTCAGAAATTATAGGCTCAAGATAATCATTAAATGGTGTTGTGATATACTCTTGATAAAACTTACAATATTCATGAAATTTTTGATCCATTGAAACTTCAGGATCTGACAAAATATTTATTATATTATTCTTTTCCATAATAAGAAAATAAAAAGAGCTGCCTGGAAATTCCAAACAACTCTCTTGATTATTATTTCTTTCTAATGATTTCGTCAATAATTCCAAAATCTAATGCTTCCTGTGCAGTCATCCAACTATCTCTATCACAAAGTTTTTCAACCTCTTCATAAGTTTTTCCTGTCTGCTCTACGATAGTTTCATAAAGATCTTTTTTTAGCCTCAAAATTTCTTTACATTCAATTTCTATCATACTTGCTTGACCACTTGCCCCACCGAGCGGTTGATGACACATTATTGTTGCCCTTCTAAGTGCTGAACGCTTACCTTTAGTTCCACACATCAAAATCATAGCACCAAATGAAGCTGCTAAACCAGTACAAACAGTTCTAATATCTGATTCTACAAAATCCATACAGTCAAGTATTGAATTTCCACTATAAACTTCTCCACCTGGGCTATTTACATACATAGTAATATCTGCATTTTCTACAGAATCTAGATATAATAATTGAGAAACTACTATATTTGCACTATCTGAATTTACATCTGTACCGAAGAAAATTTGACGTTTGCTCATAAGTTTAGAAAAAATATCTAACTGAGACATATTTCTCTCAGATTCCTCAAGAATATAAGGATTAATATAACCTCCTCTAGCTTCTGACATTTTATGAAGTTTATCATCAAAACTAGTCATCTTAAAAGGATTCTGAGACTTATAAAAACTTCTAAAATCTTTAATTGTTTTATTTTCCATAATTTATAATAATTAAATGTTTTTATTCAATTATAAGATTTTGAAGCCTAGAAAAAGAAAAATCCCCAATCTTCACAGACTAGGGACTTCTATTAAACTTTAAAAACTAATACTAACAAACAAAACACATCTATATGTTTACCATTAATAAGATTCTGAATCGCTGTAAAGAGCAAAAAAGAAGAAGACCGGATTTCTCACAGTCTTCTTTTGGTTTTAACCTGGAAATTTATAAACATAAACAGGCTCTTTTTCGAATTCTAAGTCTTCAACGATACAAGGAAATGAATATTCTGAATGTAATCGTCGGATGATTCTAGGAAATAATTCTTGATCTCCTCGATTTTGTAAGTTATTTACAAACTTATACATCTTAGGTCTTCCATCAGCTGCTACAATCTCTAAGTTATCTATCCATGTATTCCAGATTCTTTGAGCTTGTTCTTCGGAGAGTGCTAAGATGTAATATCCTTTCCATCTATAGACATTGAAATTTGTTGGGACAATTGAAAAAATTCCATCTGTATATACTCTTTCACCTAACCCATCAAGAGTTATATAATAAATTGGCTTAGGAGAATCTAATTTTATAACTTTTTCAACATTAGTAACCCTGTACTCTTTCTCTCTTTCAACTTCGGGAAAACCGATAATCTCTGGAGATATTACAAGTTTAGTCCCAATTCTTAAAATTCCATCTTCTCTAACATAATTAATTCCTTGTTTTTGTTTTAATTCTTTTTCCATGATTCTTGGGTTTTATTGGTTTATCTCAAAAGTAAGGTTTTAAGACTTTTTCCAAGAAAAGGATCTATCAGTTAAATCAACTTTTATTCCTTCTATCTTTGACGATGAAGTTATTCCAGGGAGTCTTATTAACCTTCCAAATTTCTTTAGGAAGGCTCTATATTCCCCAAGTTTTAGAATATCAGTACCTTGCGCCGGTAATATAATAAATTTTGAATATTCTTCATAAATTTTAATAGCTGATTCCTTAGATTTAGCAAATATAAAATACCAACAAAAATCAATATCCGGCGCCTCTATTTCTACTTTATAAACTTCCATAACTCCTATAACATTCCCATTCTTTCTAAAATTGTTTCAATAGCCTCCCAATCAACACAAGAGGTATATATAGTTTTTATTTCTCCAGTATCGAAATTTACATACTCGGCTTCACCCCATCTAAGAGGTATTCCAAGAGCTGTATCATCTATCAAGAAATCTCCTAAAACTTTTCTTGCATATCCTATTACACCTTCTTCCTCTGGATTATCATTTACACAATACAGTGGAATTTCTCTTTCTCGAAACCATCTCTCAGCTTCTTCTAATGATGTTTCAGTTCTAAATTTTCCTCCAATATAATTATATGGATTATTTCTAGAATTATTCCGACAAGTCCAAAGAATCAATCTATGTCCAGCAGAAACTATCCTTTTTAAAACCCTTTCAGCTCCTGTATCAACCTCTGAAAAACCGGGTTCAGGAAGATTAGGAACACAAGTGCCATCGAAGTCTATCAAAAAAGTTGCCATAAATTTTCTATAGGTTTTGAGTTAATAAAAATCTTTTCAATCTCAGGAGAAATTGGTTTATTATGATAAAAATAATCAATCCAATTAGATATAATTATTTCTGCTGTAACTCCCCAAGGAACATAAAACACTCGAGATTCAGATATAGTATTCCTAAGTTCTTTGATAAAATCTTTTTGTTTTAAAATAGGTGGATATTTATATTTCCATCTACATAGAAAAAATTCTTTAATCTCCTTAAGTTTTTCATCTGTAATCTCTCCAGAATTATTAAGTGTTATTGGAAACCAATCGCTCATTTCACTCGTAAAAATAAGTATATCCAATTTTAATATTAAAATATATCTTCCTCTGTTATTTTCCATCTTTTGAATTCTTGTTCATAATTCTTTCTTTTCGGAGATCTAGGTCTTAGTTGTTCTTCAAATTTTTCCCAAGCTTCATTCTCGGAGGATGCAATAATTGTCATAAATTCTCTGAAAAATATAGGATTTCCTAATTTATCAAAATCAGATATTTCTTTTACAAAAAGATATGTCTTCATTTAACAAAGTGAGTTAGGTCATCAAACTTAACAGGAATACACTCCTTTCTGTAAAATTCCCACATATCTCCAGACATAATACCTCTTCTTCCACAATGAGATATCAATTCGATAATATTTAATTCAGATGCAGTATAAATTCTACGTCCTTTAAAGAAATAAAACTCAACTGATTCTTTAATAGTTTTTATAAGTTGTGCTTCTTTGTAAATTATCTTAGGAGGATTAAGGAGATTATCTTGAAAGTATTTATTATTCATCCAAATAATTTGTTCTTTAAGATCAGTATAAAAATCATTCCAATCATCCCAATTATAACTTACTAACGAATATTTTTCAAGAATTCGAATAGCTACTATCGGAACTGGAGAACCTAATTTCAAATATTCTCCCCATACATCTTTATCTATTTTCTCTTCACCTGAACTCATCTTACTCTAATAACTAAAGTATTATCTCTAAATTCCTTCCAAGACTTAGCGTTTGACATCATAAATCCATAATTAATACACTCCTTTAGACCCTGTATCCAATCCTTTAAAGTAGTTCCAATCTCTACCCAAGTCCATTCCGAATCTGATACTTTTACTCTGGGCTTTTCTCCTGACGATCTCCAAGAATTTACATCTGAATAACCTGCTCGAAGTGCTTGCATCTCAGGGGTAGTATTTCCGAAGTATTGTCTAACTAAATCTAACTCAGATAATTCGATAGGAGACATATTAACTAAACCTCCTAACTCCTGAACTTCTTCGATAATATCCTGATCTGACTTTACTGTTCTTTTATAAATTGTTCCAGATGCTTCCAAGATCTTAGCAAACTCACGACCAATCATTACATAATCAGCACCAAGGGCAATAGCTTTTAGGATATCCGAGTGACAAGTAATACCACCATCTGCAATAACTTTAACATCCCGAAGTCTACCTTTTCCTGATTTTCGAAGTGAATTAATTGCGCCGAGAATAGATGCCATAGGATAATGAAACCCATACTTATCTTGATCAACTAAAGATCCAGATGATATTCCGACACGTACATAATCAAATCCGGCGCCACTATACACTTCGTAAGTCTTAGGGTTAGCTATATTTCCACCCATCAAGATAACCTGTTTTCCGTAGAGCTGTTTTAATCTCTGTCCAATTTCCATAAGAGCTACATCATGACCATTTCCAGAGTCGATGCAGATATGAAATTGTTGAGTTGAACCTCTTTGATCTATATTTATAAAATTTTCTCTTACCTCCTGAAGACTAAACGCACAGAAGATAAATCCACACGCTTCAAGTCTAGTTCCAAGTTCAACAGTTCTAGGGAGGATAGGCTTAATTCCAGAATCTTGCCATACTTTCCAATTATCAACTCCAACAATAGCTTCCATCGGACTTGTAAAAATAGGTAAACTTTTTGGCACTCCCGTAACTTCCTGATCATCTAAAACAAAATAATCAAGTTTTCCAGAGTTAGTCCATCCTGAGTTAAGATTATCAGGAACTAACATAACATCTGATAATTCTAAGTACTTTTCCATATTCTTTTATTATAATTTAAATAATTCATTCAACCTCTCCTCTTCGTAGAAAAACTTCTCTAAAAGCTCATCTTTACTCTTATTAAGCTCCTCTATTCTTTTTTCCAAGGACTTTATATTATCTTCCATTTTTGTAATTCTCTTTGACATATTTCTAATTCCAATACGTTTAAAAACATTAAATTGTTCTTCTAGCATCTTCTCTGAAAACGCTACACAATAATTACACTCTATTGTTATACGTTTTCCTTTAGAATCTTTAAATTCTCTACTATATTGATCTTTATATACTTCCCTAACAATTGGCTTATTATTAAAAATATTAAAAGAAGGAAGATAATATATGTATATCTTCTGGGTTCTCATATAATCATCATAATATTTTTTATATTTATTACGAACTTCATAATTATAAATAACTTTATAATAAGATATAGAGCGATCTATCGTACACTCCCACTCATACTCACCAATTTTCTGTTTATAAGTATAAGTATCTGGATTATTTTCGATAACTTCAGAAAATATTAATTTCCCTAAATCTTCAGTAATTTCTAATTCTCGTGTAAGAAAAACAGGTGGATAATCCACAATAGAAAAATCAAACCTATCAATGGGAATAATTGGTATTCCCGGTTTAT